TTTAATTGATAATGCGAGATGGGAAACCCTAATAGAATATATTTTATTAGCTTGGAAGAACTCTCCTAGTCAATTAAAGAAACGTGAGATACTTAATGCAATAACTATTGAGTATTTAGAAAACAACAACAAAGGGAAAAAAAATGAAAAAACTAATATTGTTAAGTTTAGTTCTAAGTTTAACTAGCTGTTACACATACAAGCCAGTAGTAGATTCTTCTGGCAGATCAGGTACGTTTCCACAATCCCAAGCAGAACTAATAACTAATGATACAATCCTCTGTACTAAGTTTGCTGAAAATACTTTATCTGATAGCCAAGAGTTTCAGGGTTGGTTAATTGATAATATATTTAGACCAGCATCTTTAGGAGTTGTATCTAAAGCTGATGACACAAGAAAAAACTATATTAGAAAATGTATGACTAATCGTGGTCATTCAGTTCTTAACTAGGAGAAATATGATAACTATAAAACAAGAAATAGATAGACTGGTTTTAGAATCTAAAAAAAATCCACACATAGTTTCTAATGAAGCTGGTTATTATTATGATTTATGTTCCGTTGATAATAAAGAAATAACTTTAGATGAATTCTATAAGTTGTTTCCTTATCATAACCCAGATTATAATTCTGATTATTGGAAACAGCAACATAACAAATGGAAGGAAATATGGAAACAAGTTTAGATAAAGATATTGCAGATACTATTAGTACAAATCTAAGACATCTTAGAAACAATACTAAAATTATTAAAAATAATAAACAAAAAATAATGACACAAACTGAAGTTGCTAAATTTTTAGGTATTACCTATCAGCAATATTCAAAATATGAAACAAGAGTTGATAGAATAAATGCTATTAATCTTTATAAAATAAGTAAATTTTTTGGAGTTGATGTTAATACAATGTACGATAAACATTTCGTAAAGACAAAATTTGAAAAATTAGTAATTAAAGTTTAATTTAACAAAGGAAAGCAAAAATGGAAGAGCATAAACTAAAGTTCAAAGATAATACTGAAGAAATATTATATTTTGATCCGATACCACATAAGTATTATTGGAACGAAGAAAATATTGTTTCAGCCACGGGCATAACCTCAATCTTAACAAACGCCAGTATAATTGGAAATTGGACAGCGAAGATGTGTGCTGAAGAATTTAAAAAAATTGTTGAAGCTGGTAAGTCTTATGATGAGATTCAGTTAATAGAGATGTACGATAAAATTAAAAAATCTGCAAACTCTAATATGAATCAAGCTGGACACGTAGGAAGCCAAGTCCACGAAATGATTGAGAACTATATCCATAAAGGAACTGTTCCTGAAATTCATAATGATTTAATTAAGAAGTCATTTAATAAATTTAAAGAATGGTATGACAATCAAAAGGGTTTAGAATTAGTTTTTACTGAAACTAAAGTGCTATCACGTATTCATAAATATACTGGTACACTAGATGCTCTTTTTAAAAGAGGTAATGAATATATAATCTATGATTGGAAAACCAGTTCTGGAATTAGAGATTCATATTACGTGCAACTTTATCTTTATGTTATGGCTTTAGAGGAACAGCTAGATATAAAAATTAATAAAGGAGTTATTGTTAATTGCACTAAGCAAGGCAAATTAAACATAGCGGAATTTCCAGTAAATAGTGAAATGCAAGATGTTGCGATCTCTTGCCTAAAATTGCATCGCTTCTTAAACAATAAAAAGGAGAAATAAATGGCACACAAACAAGGAGTAATTAGTAAAGTGTATAGTAACTACAATGATAAGACTGGCAGACCATTAGCTAGTGATAAAATAAATCATAAGTTCTATATCGGTGATGAGATATTTATAATCAAAGGGAAATACATACCTGACTTTATCAAAGAAGGTAAAAAGGTTTCTTTTGCTTATTCTATCTGGTCACCACAAGGTGCTGATAAAGCGTTTAATTTTGTAGCTTCTGAGAATAACACTCTTAAGATACAAGAACTTAAAGAAGGTGTACAATCTGATACAAGTTTTAACGTAGATGATTTTGAAAAGGAAGCTATCAATGTTGCTTCTGATTTGGGCGCTACTTTAACTGTGGAAACTATCAAGCCATTTAATAAAGATCAGTATATGTTTATTATGGCTATGACTAAGTCTGCACTTGAATCTAAAGGGATTCAATGTAATAAGGAATCAATAGATAGTTTTATTAAAGATATGAAACTTATTTATTCGTACAACTTTTAAATAGATTCTAGGGTGGCAAATTTATTTCAAATTTTCCCTTTGATTTTTGCCACTCTTACCCTTGTGATTTATTTAAATTTAATATATAAAAAGAAAATGATAGTGCGTTATAAATATTTAGAATTTACTGGTATTTATAAAGAGAAGTTTAACAGTGAACAAGAAGCACTAGATTTAGAAAAAGGGGAATTTGTTGATCTTGAAATAACTGGAATAAAATTCAAATCAACAAGAGTAAAAAAAATTGATGGAGAAATTAAGACATCAAGTTCAGAACCTAAGAGACAGACACCATAAGGTATCTGTGAAATATTTTGAACTAAAGCATAGAATGGAAAAGGCAAAAAGACTTAAAGATGCTTTAGAAACAAAGGTGGTTTTGAAATTTGAAGAACTACTTACTTAAAAAATAAGTAGCACAACTTAAAAATGTAAAGGGAGGTTATGCACGATTTTGCTCTACGGAATCCAGACGACATAAAAAAACAATTAGATGAGTATGCTGACGTTATGTGTGAAACACTTTATAACTTCAGAAGATTAGAAGAACATAAAAAGATTCTTTTAGCACAACTTAGTATTAATGAAAAAACTGTTATTAATTGCTCAATGGCAGAAGCAGAAAAAAGAGCTATGTGTACTAAAGAATACAACACTCATATAGAAGGTTATTGCCAAGCAGAAAAAGAGTACTCTAAAGCTAAATCAAAGTATGCTAATTTGCAGAGTTGGGTAGATCTTTATAGGTCTTGGCTAGTTACCAATCGTGAGTTAAGTAGATGAAAATAATACAACCAGAAGGAAAACTAAATGAACTTAAATATGAAGAAAGAGTGGGAAACTATATTGACTTCGCAGAACAAAGGTTTGAAGAATATTGCAAGTCTAAATCTTTTCATTATAAAAAACTTCTTTTTAATGATGATTCTAATTTTGTTAATTCCCCTATTCCTTTTTTTAATAAACTTGGCTTACTGTCTGCGACGCCTGATTACTTTGTTTATTCCAAAAAAGAAGCTACCAAGCAACAACAGTTCTTCGTTGAAGTCAAAGCCAGTAACAAAATTAAATTAAAAGATTTAAAAAAGTATATTACTTTTGCGCAGATGTTTTGTGATAATAGATTTACTCAATACACTATTTGCTTTGCTTTTAAAGATGGACTTAAATTCAAATCAATAGATCAAATATTAAGATTATTGCCACAAGCAAAGATTCAAACTTGGAATGATGGTATAGAATATTATCTATTACCAGTTTAATGAAATGTGTTTGATATTTCAAATTCAATGTCATCTTTAAAATCTATTTTCTCATATTCCCATTCAACGCCAGTAATTCTTATTTTAGTAGTTTGTTTAAGTGATGACAAAAAATTAATGGCATTAGGAAAAGTGCCTGTATCAAAAAACCTAACATAAGCAATATCATCAACAAAGCTATCATCATTGTTTTTAACAAAGTTAATAGCATAAGTGACTAGGTAGCAGTTCATTTTTTAGTGAATGCGTCAATGCTTGGTTTAAGTCCGTAGATTGCACCAAAGATACCAACAATTAACCATTGATACCAAGAAGGAAACTTTCCAAAGTAATCAAAGAACAAATCTAATTTAGTTTTAATATTAATATCATCACTAATAACTGCATAAGATAGAACTAGAATTGGAATACAAACTACAATCAAAACGAACTCGTCTTTCCAACTCTTATCTTGTTGATCGTACACATCTCTTTGATACTCAATCTCACCACTAGCCATTCTTTCATAGTGTCTTTTCTCGGCTTCTGATTCTAATAATTCTGATTGCTTATGGTTTTTATAAATTTCAGCGCCAGTTTTAAAAATAGTAGGTATTAAATTCCACCACATACTAGTCAATCGCACAGATATTTATCTCACCTGCGCCCCCACCATGTGCTATGAAAGCTACTTTATTACCAGACTGGAATGAGAAGTATTCAACATAATCTTGTGGTATTAAAAAATCTTCTTCTGTTGCAGTGGGATTAGCACCAAATTTAATATGACAATGTGTGGTAGTTGAAATTCTGATTAATCCTGAACCAGTAATAATAGCTGATGACTGTACTGATGATGAGCCAACAGTATGTGTTTCTGGTGTAAAATCTGTGTCTATTTTAGTTATGTGCATAGTGTTCTCTAAATGTTCCTTTTTATACCATTTAAACCGACAAATTACCCCTAATTTTTAATATCTTAGGTTATTTTGAGGTTATACCCATAAATAAGCCAATATGCTTAATAATGCGTCTAATATAATCTAAATGATATTATTTACTTTTAGTAGAATCTATAAGTAATTCTATATAGTGTTTTGCTTTTTCCAAGTCATTAACACCACCCTTCTCTTTAAATCTTAAAATATACTTTATTATATTTACTTCTACAAATCCAATATTATTTTTTATGATAAATTCTACTGGTTGATTCTTGTATTTCTTGTAGTGGTTTCCACCAACTTGTTTTTTAAATGACTTCATATACTGTTCTTCCGTTACCTTTGTATGCTCTTA